ACCTGACCAAGAACCCGTTTCTTTCAGAACTTCTCCTTCTTGAGATAGCCGGACGTTGAAGTTCCAAGATAACGCAGAATTTTCTGCGAAGTGATCTCGATCATTACACTTTATATCAACTTCTACACCTCTGTTAACACCGTAATGCCAATTTCTATCTACTCTGACATCAAATGTGAGCACGTTATAAGAAGAAAGCATAGACTCTAACTTTTCTTTTATAGGGTCTAGTACAGCATGCTCTGCATCACGAAATTCAGAATGTTCTGCCTCTCTCTTCCTTTCGTTTTCTTCATACTGTGCTTCGTATTCTTCTTTTTCTCTAAGAATATCATCTCGTTTAGTTGAAGTTATCTTCAAATCTATCTCCTCCTTTAGTGTCCCCAAGTAACATATCAAATAACTCTGGGTGATTTCTTATATCTAACTTATTATCTACAATATATTTAGAAACTGAATCCTTACGATAAAGGATATTTTCTACACGTTCATCTATTGTATTCTTAGATACTAATGTATAAATGTTAACAGAATACTTTGTACCTATTCGATATGCTCTGTCCTCTGCCTGTTCTTTATCCGAAGGATTCCAAGGGCTGTCATAGAAGATGACATTACGTGCAGCAGTTAACGTATGCGTAGTTCCAAGCGCACCTATTGTTCCTAAAATAACTGTATACTTAGGATTCTCTTGAAAAGCCTTTTTATGTTTTTCTCTGTCCTCTGATTTCATTGTACCTGTGAAACAACAGGTGTTATATCGCTTAGATACAAATTTATATAAGGTCCTAAGACTTTCTACCCAATTAGAAAATACAATTACCTTTTCATTCCTTTCATGTATCTCATCTAGCAACTCTAGAAGACGCTTCAGCTTTGCGTTATTCTTGATGTAATCTTTACCATCTACATCGCATTTATCATCTACAAGTTCTGGATTACCGTTCACCTGACGTAATCTAAGAAACTGTGTAAGTGGATTTAATGAACCTACTATCTCAGATCTACGTGACCTAATACCATATGCAATCTGGTCTGCAAGTTTATTCTGATAAGGAGAATTTTCAACATATTCGGTATATCGAATCTTAGGTGGAAGATCCAGTACATCATCCTTAAGTCGACGTAACATGTTACTTTGAAGCATAACCTTCAACCTAGGTATGTTCTTATAACCCATTACTTCATAACCACCATAACCACCATATACACAAAATTCTTTACACCAAGTATAATAACTGCTAAAATTATGTCCATTTACTAATTTCAATGGCAAGAATACATCTGTAGGATTTTTAGTTATAGGTGTTCCTGACATTGGAATCCATTCAGCCTTATTACCTGTAGCTTTCTTTATTCTAAGCAACTGTTTACCTTGTAACGATGAAGGCGAAGCATTCTTATGTATCTCGTCTACAGCTATCATGTTGATTTCGCCTGACTGAATGAGCTCAATTATTCTATCTGCTATAGGATAGTTCTTACCAGATTTGTAACGAATTGCTTCTATATTTAATATTATGAAAAATGGAAGTTTATCTGCTTTCTTATTCCCATATTTTCTCATCAGTTTCAGATCTTCTAATTTCTCAGAACCACCTGTATCAGACTTTTCATCTCCGTTTCTCTTCAACCTGGTTCCTAATATGTATGGTCTTTCCTTTCCTCGTGTATGCTCTTCTATATCACGCTTCCAGTTGTATTTAGAACTGTTTATACAGCAGATTACGAGGCAATGTTTAAACTTATATTGTTTCTTATTGTATACAGCAAGATTCATCACTTCTGCTGTCTTAGCAAGTCCTTGATCATCAGCTAATATGAATCCACCTTTATTACCTTTCATCTGCCTATCTAATGACCACTTCATGAAATCTAACTGATGATTATATGGAGTTGCACCTTCTTTGACATAGAAGGGTATCTTAGATGTATCGATATCAGGTATGTTTGCTGTAGCTTCTATAGTAGCATTCACATTCAAATCTTCTTCAGATTTAATTGATACAATACTTTCATAGACTGTTCCTTTAAATTGAGAAAGTAAGAATCCTAATTTATCTTTCGGTATAGTCCATATCTTCCTATCAGGATTCCATCGTCTCCCCGGAACATTCTTGATATGATAAACAACATTTGGATCATACTTGAAACTTATTTCGTATACATCATTATTCTGAAAAACATTTATCATACTAACATCCTTCTACTAACATTCTTATATCTTCTGAATAAGAAAAATATGTGTTATCAATACATGTATATGGCTCTACCCAATCAAAATAATATGCAGATCTAAAGTAAGTTACATATATAGGAAGCGTAGGTCCAAACCATACAACTTCTTGAACAGCCGCTAAACACGACTCGCTTGGGTCTGTATAAGGTATCTGATCAGCAGGTTCAAACTGTCCAGGTGAATATATTACATCATGAAATGACAAACAACTTATGACCATTCTATTCAATACTACACTTGCAACAGCTTTCTGACATTCATAGGATTCACCCCCAGCTTCTAGATAAACTAATATAGCAAATTCATATATTTCATCATTTGTAAGACTTACATATGGATCCATGTAAGAACCGTCTTCGTTCAATCCTCCTGCTTCGTTCGACTCATCGTTTTCTTCTTGATCAGCATGAACGGTAGATTCTTCAATAGCTTCGGCATCTGCAACTACATTCTCTTCTACATCTACAACTGTTGCAGATGCTGTTTCTATTTTACTAGGGTATTCAACTTCTATACTATCTTTAATCTTATTATCGTCTTGTTTCTTATCTTCTGTAACTATCCTAACTGAATCATTTAAAGAATTAAGTTTTGTATACCTATCAGAAAAGTACTTCAAAGAAAACAACAATCCCATTATTACTGCAAATAAAATTGTCCCTTTGATTATTTGTTTCAATATGTATGATTTCACTACATGTCCTCCCAATACATACAAACAAAAATATTTTATATTACAACATATTTAACGATTCATGTATACATAAAAATAGGCACACGACTCCTCCCCCGATAGAAATCGTGTGCCCTCTAAGGAGAATAAAGCAGGCAATACATCACAGGAAATCGTCTGCCTCAATTGCATGCTGATACGCCTTGTTTATATTTTCAATAGCATGTTTAGCTTTGTTATTTGCGAATTCAGGATGTTTATCACAGTATCTGTTGTATGCTGTGATATCATCGTTTATTTGATTGAAGTACTCTTCTGAGTGTTTAACTTTTCGTCTTATCTGATCTGATGCATCTAGAATACGTATACGTGCATTCTGTGCTTCTATTTTATCTACTTCTACGTGTAAATTTGTTATATCCTTTCTTATATCTTGTATCTCTAATAAGATAGAAGCTAACTTGTCTGATTTTTGATCATGTCTTGAAATTAGAAACTGTACGAATGTAAAAATTGCCGCACTTGAAATAATCGAGATCGCAATCCCGCTATAATCAAACATTGTTCCTTTACCTCCAATTACTATCTACGAATTCTTGCCATATTATGTTACATAATACCCTAACACGGCATTTCTTATGATCTAATTTTGTATTCTTATACAAATATATAAGGTGCTTTTTGTTTACAGATTCATAGATAGACAGTTTAACATCCTTCAATACGTCTGTATCAGAAACTAAAGATAATTTATCCCAAAGTATACTATCTAGACTGTGGTAGTATATACACTTAGAAGTTAACTTGGATTTATCTACTTTCTTACCAGATGCAGCATACATCAGAGCATCCTTATCACTTATAGAATTGGGGTATTTTCTCATTAGAGCTCTAGCATCTTTACACACTCTAACTACTGCAGCATATCTATTGCCGTCATACTCTTCGACGTACTTATCAAAACATCTGACATCATTTAACACCAGATAATTCTAACTCCTTGATAAGTTTACGTCTGCATCTGTACCCCATTCCATTTTTTATTGCAAAATCATTTGTAAGTTTCTTCCCGCATACTGAGCATCGTCCGTAGTGAAACAATTTCATAGGGGTGTTTACATCTTGCTTCATCAATTTAACAATGTATGCAGCCCCTTTGAATTCCTCTGAATCTACTCCATACTTAGAATTTCTAGTATACTTGAAATTTAAATCCTTGTCCAGCTTTCCTACATAAAGCCATCTACCATCTTCGTGTTTACAGAACGCAAATAGAACCCATTCATCAAAATTATCCTTATCCATAGGTTCTCTGAAGCTATAAATATGATAATTTCCACTAGGTGCTTGAAGCTTTAATGTACCCTTTCCACCCTTTACATAGAGATTGATTCTGTTCTTACCAATTAACTCAAATCTTTTTGACATAACATACACCTTTCAATCAATTAAACAACTAATAGTTAATATTCAATGTGTATGTTATTTAACGATTCAAATATATATTATGGACGAATAGATCCTATCGTAGCATTCAATGTAATGAGCCAACTGTCATATAATGACTGAATTTCATGTGGCATATCACAATAATAAAGATCAACTGCGCTAACAAGCTCAAGTAAACTTGTACGAATACTATTCAATGCAGACTCACACTCAATAGTTTCACTTAAATTGACAAGTCCTTCTGTAGAAACAAATGACAATGGATTCGGGAAGTATCCGAGATATTGAATACAAAGTGACGACATTGAATTCATCATATCATCAAGTGTCCACATGAGACTTACACATTTGTCTCTAACAATTTCTTGCTCAGATCCGTATACATTATTCTGAATAGACATCAGATTGTATCTTGTTATCACAAGTGGTCTGATTATAGTAGAAAATTTAGATAAAGTATCTACTTCACAAGCTGATTCTTCACAAACATCAATATCTAAACTATCATCGGAAGGTACTATAGATAAAGTAGCATATCCATCATCAGGTATCATAGATATTACGTCTGGATCTTCTAAGGCATATCCAAGATCTTCAAGAGCAAGAACCGGACTGTAGTTGCAATTAACTGAAACTAATTCAATATCTATACTTTCGTCTGATGTTATCTTAGATAGTTTCACATTCAGTTGTTTTGATGCCGTAGTATTATCCTGTATCCAATATATTTTTTCATATGAATCGGATCCAACCTCATCTTTATGCTTACTAAGATACTCTTTTATAGTTTTCTCTACATCATCTGGAAATACAACATTATCATATTTTTCAACTAAACTATGTTTCTGTGTTTCCGGATCAACATACTCAATAGTTATTTCTGAATATAATTTCTTTCTTTCTCCAGCTTGTTTTGAATTAGGATCTATATCAAACTCTGTTACTTCTTCTGATCTATTTCCGGTAGTATCAATCCCATTTTCGGGAGGATTTGGCGAAGGTAGAAGCTGCATGTATAATGATTTATCAATCCCGGAAAGCTGTATTCGGTATACTGAAGGTTCATCTGCCCATTTGTCAATATCACCAAAGAACTTTGAGAGTAATTCAGATAGACCTTTACCTTTTGATTTCATAGCAGTTACTAGACTATCGACATTCAATTCTTTTTCACTCATCTAATACAACCTCTCTAAATCATCAGCCCCCTAGATAAAAATACCTAGAGGGCTGATTTAATGGATGACACACAATGACCAATTATTTGCGAGTTCTCGGAACCTTCTTAACTGTACGAGAAGATTTTACCGGAGCTCTCTTACCGACTGGACGACGAGTTGTAGCTGAAACTGTTCTCTTATTCTTAAGCGGTCTACGAACAGATTCAAGAACTTCCTCATCACCTTCAGCCTCAACTGTGAACTGATCTTCACCTACTGTAAATGTTACAGTGGATTCCTCAGCATCAACCTCAACCGGCTCGCCCGTTACTTCGGCAACAAGCTCTGCAACATCTTCTGCCTCAAAGAGCAGATCGGTAGCCTCAGGAGCTACATTTACTTCATCTGAAGCTGTAATTTTACGTCTCTGAATGAACATATTTTACAATCTCCTTAATTCTTTTTTAGTTTAGGACTACAAGTTTATTCCTACGTGCTTCTAGCTCTTCTCGGATCGCTTCTAACTCAGCATTTGCTTCTGAAAGAAGTGTATCCCCATCAAGTGATACATTTGATCCTTCTACTGTATATTTTGACCGGGAGCGACCAAGTGCTTTTTTCATGTAAGCTTCACTCATCCGGATAAGATAATTTAACCATGCCTCACTTTTTATCTCAGATACATCTTTTAAATCGGGAACATATCTGATAGTAACTTGGGCAGGGCGTGGATCGCGATGTGCAACATATATGACATCATTCAGAGTATCATGTCGCCACTGAAAATCAGTGCCTAGTGTATTTCTGACTTGTGCCATCGCCATCTCAGTCATAATAGGATCTATATTAAGCGAACTAGTGTTTCCAATTGCACTGTAAGTATTTACAGCTGCTGCAACTTGAAAAACATTTCCGCTGTCAATAGAGCTCATTGTTAGACCAATTCTGGGTTGTGCTGCTTGAACATACAGTACTTTACTTGCGAAGATTCCTAACTTCTTAAGATCAAGTCTCGTAGAAAACGGAACCGTCTTTTCAACCGGAGTCTTCATATATCGCTTGAGCTCTCGGAAAGCGATATTTACAGCCTTTTCAACCTGTAGGCCTTCTACGTTTTCGTTGGCCGGGAGGCCTAACATGAAGCTTACTTGGTCAGTTATTTCTGCCATTGTCATGATTTACTAGACCTCCCATCATCAAAATACTTTCAAAAATTATATCAAGCCTTCGGAACTAATTCATAGTATCCAATTTCGTCATTCATGACGAATTCATACTCTGTAGTAGAGTTTGTAGTGGAGTTGATTATCTGAAGTTTACTTACATCATAACCTGCGCAGACATACAGATGAGTCCTCTCGAGGAACTGCTCCTCATTCTTAATACGTCCATGATGACCAAATTCGATAGGTCCATTGATAACAACATCAGGAGTATCAATGTAAACTGTTACGCCGTCATCATAATTAGCAGCCATTCCGTACCACAGATCAAATGCTACATGATCACCTGTTGCATTGATTTGTGTTCCGTTCTTCAGATGAACTTCACCGAAGTTGTTAGACAGAGCATACAGATCTGTACCGCCATCCTGTACAATTGTATTATCAAGTGTAAGGTTAGCATAGTTCTGAATGACCATCTTTGTTTGCGGAGCTTCTGGATGTCCTATAATAGTACCATCTTTAATGGTTACAGTAGAACCTTTCAAGAGCTGCATAACTTGCGTCTTAGTTTTAGAAGATCCTGCATATTCACCATTCTCATCTGGAACAGCTTCAAGTGTATGACCGCCTAAATCTAAAGTAAGTTCTGAGTTCTCTGGAAGGATAACTCCATAAGACTCTGCATCATCAGTTAATCTTACAGTATGGTTTTCAGAATCACCAGTTCCGCCGATAGCAGCTGAAATAGCATCTCTTACAGATTCTGGTGTTTCTGGAACTACATCTATTCCTGGCTCAGGTTCAGGTTCTGGACCCGGACCAGGATCTGGACCCGGTGTAGGATCGTCAGTCACCACCCTCATCGTCGCCGCCGTCGCCTTCGCCGTCGTCCGATGCATCAGGATCCGTACCATACTTGTTATCACCGACTTCTGAATAGAATCCCATATCAGCCATGTTACGGCACATCTGATTCCAATAGATCTCCTCTTCATAGCCTTCTACTTCGAAGTCAATACCCTTGTTCTCTTCATCATTTGCTGCAGCTTCGAAAGCAGCAATTGCAGCTCTCTCAAACTGTGCAAACTTCGTGGTTGTATGAGCCATCGGAAGAAGTCCTGGAAGCTCTCCCCAACCAACAACATTTGTAGCGTAAATGGACTTGCCATAGGCTTCGCCTTTAGCGCCTTCGAAATTCTCCGGATCATAACCTTCAGAGTAAACTGGGCTATCTACATAAGAATTCTGGGGAGCAAAGTAACGGGCAATTTCCATTCCTTTACGCTCAACTTCTGCTACCGGACCAACATATTTAATAAGAACTTTTGTTGCCATTATACTATACCTCCGTTTAGATAACATTTAATTAAAATGTGCCGAGAATCTTGCCAGAAACTACAGTATCAGGATTGACAACTTTCATTGCATACATGGTAGCATAACCTTGCTGTACAGAAGCATTAGCGAGACCAATCGGATCTGTATTTGTCAGCGGCATGTACTCACCGAACAGAGCTGAGTTACGACGAATGTCGTTAGACTTACAAGACATAACCCAAGTATCCGGATTGTAAGACGGCTCACAATAGATATCGAACTGATCAAGTTTACCTACTTTGTACGGACCTACATTCTCTGTAGCAGCCTCTGCCTGGAAGCCATTGATCATGCCGATGTAAGCAGCGACATTAGTTCCAACTACAAGACGGTTCGGCTGAGACAGACGAGTCTTCTGATAGATAGAAGAAGCAGCCTGTGTTAGTTTCAGCTTGAACATGTTGAGGTAATCAGATGGAACAACAGAACCTGCAAGAACAGGAGAAGCATCCCAGTTGAACTGCGGCTTAAACTGAGCAGCTTTAAGAAGCTCCATGAAGCCTTTGGTGTTGATCTCAGCAGTAAGCTCTGAGAAGGCAGCATCTTTAGCAATTTCAGCAATGTTGCTACCATACTCCTGCTGAGCTGCAAATGCTGAATAGATGCTCCAATAGCAAGCAAGTTCATGTGCCTCAGCAACGAGATTGAACTCATCGAGCTGAAGATAACCCTTGGCCATCTGTGCGCCATATTCATAACCATAATTGCCATTATCAGGAGTACGAGGACCTACATTCTCATTATCATACTGATATGTAGCTTTGATATCTTTAGACTCTGCAAAATCGCCATCAATGGTACCAGTGCTATAATTGATATAACCTACCATTGTTCCGTTTTCGCAAAGATTACCATTTCCATCATCAATGATAGATTTAGTAGCGCCGTCTTCAGTTACCTGAACTGTAACCGATCCTGGAAGGATTGGCGTATACATAAGAGCAAGAGTATCTGTTGCAGTATCTTCATCAGCAACTATCTCGTTCTTAATAACACGACCTGTCCAATTCGGATCAGCACCCTGACGATTGACAAACGGGCTAGAAATAATATCGCCGGCCTTTGTCTCACCTTTAGTGTTCTCAGCGATAAACTTGAAATATGGAACGAGCTGCTGACGAGATCTCATCGCTACTGAACCATAAACATCAAGGATGAGCAGCTTCTGAACAAACAGCGGAAGCAGTTCCAGGAAATCTGGACGAGCCATGATGTTTGTCGTATTGGTAGCTGCGGTAATAGTTGCCTGACGGCGAACATTGTTCTGAATCTGACGACAGAAAATTCTCTGTTCAGGTGTAAGACTGGCCATGATTGGAGATTTAGCTGATACAGCTTTGCGACTTTTTACACCAGAAGTAATGCTTCTATTAGCATTGATAGGAGTTCTGGTTGCAGAACCGATAGGCCGTCTACGAGTAGTTTTTGTAATCATAATTTCTACACGCTCCTATATTAAATTTAAATTTTCAAATGTCAATTACAACGTAACTATATCATTGTCATCTAGATAATCAATATCCGATATTGTGGGGTATGAAAATTGATCATTACTAGTTGACTGTGACCCTAGTATGAGCTGTTTGATATCCGATACTGAGGTTGAGTCAGATATCATAATATCCTTAGGGCTGGCTCCAACAGCATTAGCATAGATATCAGCATAAGCATCCTGATATTCAGCTAATAACTTCTTACAAGCTGTTAATTGTTCTCTTAATCTCCTATTACTTTCATCACGGTTTGACATAGCAGCATTGATTTCGGAATTATGTCTGACGGTTTCATCTAATTCAGAACGCAACTGCGATATAATAGAATCTTTATGAGAAACTTCAGATTGTGCTGAAGCTACCTTCTGTTTATATTTAAGGTTATCACTTTCAAGTATTGAAATTCTTTCTGAATAGTTTTCTACTTCTGCTGAAAGATCTTTTACAGAATTATCAAGTTTAGTAGAAGCGGTTACTGCACTCCTGTAACTCCTACGAAGTTTAGAATTCTTTTCAGACATCTTGTTTAATCTATCCTGTAAATCAAGTACCTGTTGAGCATATATTCTACGAATAACTCTAAGCTTTCTGCTAGATGATGTTTCTAATTTCTTATAACTACTTAAAACTGTTTCTTTGTTAGCTAGATCGGATTTAAGTGATTTATTAGCAGCAATCTGTTCAAGATACAATTTCATAACTCCGTTATATTTTTCAGCAGTTATATCAATAGATGAATTACAATTCTCTAATTCACTACGTCTTTCTTCTAGAACTTTGTATTCATCTGACTGCTTAGCGAAGTTCTTTTGGATTATATCAACAGATTCAACAGTATTGAGTCCTTCTATGTTTTCCTTCACTGCTGCACAAACCGCTTTATATTTCTGTCGAACATTTGCATCTGTAGATGCAGCTACTTCTGTGAAGGTTGGAATTGACTCTGGATATGCAGGAAACGACACTAAATCAAATCCCCTAAATACAAAAGTATCCGGATCAACCGAATTATCAATTATATCGCCTGCACCTCTAACAGATATTCCAAACTTTACTCCCGCATCTTGAAATGTCTTTACAATTCGTCCTACAGGAGTATCTATAAGATTGAACTTCCCCTGAATTTTACCTGCATCATCTATATGACCTTCAGTCATAACAATACAGGCATGCTCAAAATCCATACAATTTGGATCTTCAGGATGTCCCAAGAATCCAATATAATGTCCAAGTTCTATACCCTTTTTGTATTCATCTGAAGCAAATACAGTTTCCCAAACAGGTCTAGTTATATCTAGCCCATTCAGATTAGTGATATTAGAATCAGCACATTCACCTTCAAATGTTCCTAATATAGCTGGACTAGTATTTACATCTGAATTTATCTTCTGTGGCCTAGGCATTATCTCTTCGCCTCCTATTAACTATTAGTTATCACCGCAATAGGTGCGGAGCTAACTTTATGATTCCTCGTATCAGAAGACCCTTTGCAATCTCCTTTAATATTCCAGATTCTACAGGTTCTTCAGATTCATCTTGAATATCTACAGAAACTTCTCCAGAATTATCTAATTCTTCATAAGCATCCATATTCACATCTTCAACTTTTTCTACAGCAGATTCATCAACTGATACTTCCTCTGCATTCTCAGAATCAATAAGGTATGCAGATTCGCCTACCTGTAATTGAAATTTACCATCTATTGTTTGAGTTATTCCAACATTGACATCCCTTAATTCGTCTATCTGTGAAAGTATCTCTAACAATGCTGCAGGTGTAAATACTATAGTATCCATAACCGCCTCCTAATAATTATTCATCTATCTGATAGTATGTTTTCCGAAGGTCGTGCATATTTGCAAATTCATCAATACTGCCAAGCTGTATCTTCCATATTACTTGAACAACTTGATTAAGTCCTACACGAATTATGCTTCGTTTCAATATATCTCTATTGTATTGTGCTATTGTTTCTAAATCGTTTTCTCTAGCATTTTGAATATCTTCATCCGATGGATTTGTATTCCCGTGATATATTAAATAATTGCGAATACCATCATCCGTAAGATTAGCAGCAACCATCTGACGTTGCCATTCATTTGGAGGAATTATTCTATAACCTGCAAGTAATCCATTCTCTCCAGAATCTTCCCAATCCCTTTTAGACCACAGTCCACATTCTGTTATGAATATGTAATCCTTACCGGTCTCTCTAAAGCTCTTCAATGCTCCTGTTGATATCATTGCACTAAAAACAACATCTATTGTACGGGGAAGTTCAGCTTCTACTTCAGGAACAATATCTCTGTATGATATATCTTGACGAGGAAATGCTACCGAAATAAGTTCGCAATCTATAGGAGTTCCGGAGTACATCGGACCTAATCCAAAATACTTTCTACCATTTATCAAAAACTCGTCATATCCGTCAGAACCATATCCAGGACAATGTTTCATATAATCTGCAAATCTAGATTCTTCAGAATACGAAAAAAGATCGTTCCTTGCAGCATTATATTCTTCAATTGCGTCATCTAATCTCTGTTTAGCTGCTAGTATGTTCTGGCTACAGTAAGGACATTCAAGACAATGAGACCCATTAGTTATTACATCTTCATACCATTCTGAAAATGATGTGTATTCATCAGGTATCTTTGGCCAAACTATCATAGGATATTTATCAGGTTCATGATTCTTATGGAAAGCCAAGATAGAATCTTTATGGCTATCAACAATTCTTGCAACAGGACATCTAGTATCTTCAAAAGCTTCAGTAGCTGCTGCAAGTTCAGCTTCTGCTGCTCTTAATCGAGCTAACTTATTCTGATATTCTGGATCATCTAAATCAGGTAAATTGTCTCCAATACCTGCAGGCAATCCATTTTCATCTTCTTCTTGATTCAACAGTCCCATAGTTCCAAGTGATATGTATCTAGGAACTAAAGTAGAAAGCATATGATAACCTTGATTAAGTACGCCATCACCTGTAAGATAATGAGCTATACCTGTTAACATAGAATTAGTTACGGTATTATGGCTAACATGTTCCTGAACAACTTCTTTTGTAGTTGCATCTAAAACACGTATACACAAATTATTAGTAACTCCCATTGAACGAGCAGCTTTTAAAATTGTATTCAAAACTTTCCTCCGATCAAGGTATCTCCCTTGCTTCGCTTTCTTTTGCTCTTCTATCTATCTCCTCACTGTATTGAGGATACTTCTCCTTGTATTCATCTAGAAACTGATAATCTACATGAGTATTCTTACTAGTTGTTCTAAATGAATTAACATCCATGATACTTACTGAATAATCTCTGGGAACAACTTCATCACCTTCATCAGGTATCTTAGGATCAAGTCGTCTGTGCAAATTAGGATGTGTGAAACCTAATTCATCTCGTTGCTGATAAATATCTCCATCTTCTGTTAACATCCATGGACCTTGTGTCATACTAGGATATGACACCTCGTCTACTTTATTATATGGATAATATTCAGAACTTTGAGGATCAGCTTCAGTTAATGTGTCATGAACAGCATATATATCATCATCGTTTGACTGACGAGCTAGTGTATAAGCTTTTACTGTTATGTTGTTTACTACGTCTCCCATAGTATCACCTCAGTAAATTACAAATCTATAAAAGGTTCAATCTGTATCAACTTCAGATTTTTGAGTTACTTTACCATCAAGTTCTCCATCTGTCTTTATTTTATATATAGAAACAACTGGAGGTTCTTCTGGATTATTTATCTGTTCATATTCTGTTCCAGATGGTTCCCCTTGTATCGGAGTTGTCTGTGGCGGATAATTATTGTACCTGTCTTCTCTAAGAACATATTGATTATTCTTAGAATTAAGTGACATCGCATCTCCAACTGCTGTCATTATAGGATTAACTGCAGGTCTTGGTTTTGTATACGAAGAAGTTCTATCTTCATCATTCACCCAAATATCCATACCTTCTGAAGCATTTGCTACAGTTTCTAAATCTCTGTCTTTATCATACCTGAGATTATATACACCTTCCATTGTTCCCTCTGCAAGATAGAAGTCTCCATCTTCATTCTTCCTAAATACTACCGTATCTCCATACATGTCAGCTTCATCAGGAAGCGGACCTTCTCTATTTGGATCAAATACAAGTACATCTGTAGGTCTGTAACCTAATCCAAATATAGGTTCCCTATCTTTCATCTGTACATTTGGATCATAGGGATCATAATCAGGATTAACAGGTACAAGAGACTTAACAATATGTTCATTATTTGCAAGCTGTAATGAATAAAGTGCTCTATATCCTGGATTTATGTACGGTGAAACCGAATTCTGGGTAGGGATTTGTTCATACTCACTATTCCTATAGAAAACAGGTTGCCTATCATGTATAAATGGTGTATCTGAATACTTATTCGTTCCGTAAACTTTAGCATTTGTTAGCTTCGCTTTAGTATTCCGTATTTTCTGAAGAACAACCTCTTGATATATTTCTCTTTTAGTTTTTCCGCTTGACTGATCGTATTCTCTATCCCGATTATCTTGAGTAATAGGTGCATATTGAATTTTACTGCTTTCATGTGTGTATGGAATATACTGCTCTTCTTGTCTATCTCCTTGAATTTCTCTATCCCTTACTTTTTGAAGTCTTGCATAGTCCTCTCTGCTGTAATGGCCTACATGTGTTGGACCTATAGACATTCCTACGTTATTGTTACTCCTAGTAAGCCTTGCATCTATAGCAATCTTGTCATGTGCATCCATTCTTACACCTGCGTATTCAAATAAATACATACCTAAAGGTCTTACATATTCAATGCAAGCATTTATCGGTATCTTATCGCTAAAATATACAACTTCAATGAAACCTTCAGGTGTATGCGGAGTTACCGAAACAGCATTTACAGGAATTGAAGTATCCTCTAGACGATTATTTAAGATATCTTTTTCTTTTCCATATTCTAAAATGTTAAATTGTGCAAGATTGCATTCTGCTGCTAGTGTGACTCCATCTTTACTTCCCTTGTTACGTATCATGGACATGAAATAAACCAATACAAGTCGATTGTATGCTGTAGTTAATCTATCATCATACTTGAATCCCATTGTATCGGCTAACATCCAAAGGAGCCACCCAGGACACCTCAGCGGATCATACAGATCTGGAAGATTCTCTGTATCATATTTAATTTTAGTAAGTGAATTCTCAAACCACTTCAAGAAAAATCTAAAATCAGCTGATTCTTCTTTGTATACTTGTGGTACAGAAACATCTGATATCTTCATAAATCCTCCTAGATAAGATACTCAGGCGCAATTCGAATATTTTTCTCGTATATGTCGGGATCCATATAACGTGCAAAACTTATTGCGTTGAACCATTCTATATCGCAGTTATACCAATTTATAACTGGATTCTTGAGAGATCCTGCATCGAAGTAATCTATTCTACTATCTGCATTTCGGATAACATTTACTACTTCCATAACAGTTGGCTTTTCACCTATGTTTCTATTTGCAGGTGCAAAGTAGAGAGCTAACGCTTCTTTTACTTTGTATATTATGTTGTTTGCAACATCTTTCTTCATAGGCTTAACTGGATATATCTGACCAACTATATAGAAAGGAAATACTCTTAGATATCCAAATTGTAGTTCAACTGTCATTGCTTGAAGTGGAGCATAATCACGTTTAACAGCATCTATGAACTGAAGCGGAGGCTTGTATTGCATGAACATTTCATGAGATTTTATAGTAGGTGTTGCAACTTGACCTTCACCCCATCTACTTGTCATGAAATCATTATGTACAGCAAAACACATCGCTGTATACTGTTTGAAATTACTTACAAGTCCTCTTGCCCTAGTTTCACTTGCAGGTCCAGGTATCTTTATTTTCATACCAGGTTTTACTTCAGAAGCATACGTCATATCATTGAATGATAGGAGACGATCAACCGTAATTCCATAAAGTTCCGCAATTATCTCGGCTGTATCATTGTACTTAACTACATAATACTCTTTAAGTGTATCATAAACAAGATTCAACCTACTTGACCAATCAATTGCTGGATCACCTGCAGGAAAATCTTCATTAGTTATGTACATCTTCTGTTTCTGAGCATCTGTTAAATTTTCATTATTATATATAGCAAGATTTATCTCTAATGCTTTCTGACAATCTATAACAAGTCCGCAATCTACTCCAGGTTCTCTATTCAAGAATCTGTTAAAATCTGGAAGAGTTACTAAACTGTCCCACGTATTTATGTAGTTACGGCTACTGAAATATGCTTCCTTAGCTGTTTCTGGACTTCTACCTGTAACTGCATGCGTATGTGGAAGTTCTAATGTATTAGATAAATTAGATATTGTAACATAATCGGATAAAGCATCAGCAGATGATGGATTCTTTGCAGGTAAGAAGTTAGTAAGTACGTCTGTTCCTACACATCCTATGATACCTGTACAATCTATCCAGTATATTGTAAGATAATTGTTTTCATAATTATCTAGTTGATTCAAATAGTTACTTATCTGTATCTGTGCATTTGAATATGAATCATAAGTAACTGCAAATCTAGGTTCCGGATATATGAATTCAGAAGGATTACTAACTTGTATCCATTGAGTAGCTAAGAAATCATCATCATTCTTAGAAGATCTTGCACGTATCCAAACAGCTGTAGTATCTATATGTTGTGATGGAATATTTATGATGTAGTTATTTTTCTTGACCTGCTGAACAGATACACTATAACTTCTCAATTCTCCTTCAATAGCAACACGAGTTACGCTGCCACCTTCTGGAATTATGACTTCATCGGTATCTGCAAATATATCAATAGATTCAGTAGTTATCTTTCTTCTACTTCTGCTATCCTTTGCACCATACTTATTAGTTAACGGGAGTATATTATAAGTTATGACTCTAGCAGCACCGGTTATATCAGTATAAGCATTGAGTGTACAGAAGTTAGCTCCGTTGAACCCGAAATCTAATTTTACATTTCCATGTTCTCCAGTATTTGTAAATGTTACCTCCGTCCTTGCAGCTGTATACCAACCTAAATCATAACCTATCAGGCTGAAAAGTCTTTCGGCATTCTTTCGCTGACTTACAGATGGTGCAAAAAGTTCATTTGCAAGCCAGTCGAGATTAACACCTAGCATGTCTGCAACATTTGCAAGAAACTTACCAAGAACTACACCTGGATCAGAATCTGCTTCAGGTTTCCATATCTCAGTCATCTTCGGAACTGTATCCCAGAAATCCTGAATAAGTGATTCATAATCTCTACTCGTATATTTTACTATACCTTTTCCGTAATCTTCTGACATATTACCTCCAAATTAGTTCTTCATAAATGACGAATATGCAACCTGACTTGCATCCACTCTCTTTTGAAGATCTTCGCTATTTAAATCAAGTGATATCTCATCTTCATAAGTTGTTTTCAGACCTATTGTCATTTTCAACTGATTGTATTCCATTGTCTTATTATCTGTAACAGTACCTGTATATAGTAGCCCATCTGAAAATACTGTTCTATCAGCTTCTACGCAAGGTTCACGTTCACGAAGTTGATCCTTTATTCTATCATGTATTATTGCTACAGTGTTTTCTGTATTATATTGCCACAAGTACCGTTTCAAACCTACTCCAAATGTTGGATCATTGTATAATTCAGTAGGATCTGATAATATAAGAAGTCTTACACGATTAACTACCGAAGCATTATCTTCTTTAACTGACACACAGTTCCTAGAAACGTCTATCATGTTAGGAAACGATAAAGATGTTGTATAAGCCATTATAAATATGCACCTCCATTATAAGTTCCACCTGTAAGACCTATAACAGTAAACTCCGTACTCTTATCATTTGATGTAAGTAGCATTACTACATCCCCATCATTTGGATTTCTTGTAAGTTCTACAGAAGTATAGTAAGGAAGATCTGCATCCTTTGTATAATTCTTAACTTTCTGCCCGTTGTATTCTGATTGTTTGAATGGCCCATGTATACTTGGCACTCTAACTCTAACTTTAAGTGTTCCATCACCTGTATGCATGAATCCTTTTGCATATCCGTAAACTATCATGAAATATACACTCCGTAATTAGTTATCTGTTTAACTTTCTTCTTATATATTCCCCACTCTGTAAGATACTGATTCATCTCGGCACCTTCATTATCTGTTTGGATGTTACATGATTCCCATTCTACTATACTGACTTTTCCACTGAATACATGTCCATAATCGGACTGCTTATCTGACCCCTTAGTGTCACCGCATACACAGTTTATAGCAGTTCCGTCTTCTAATACTACTTGAATAAGATCACCCGTAACTCCGAACATAGGAGCAACCGCAACTAAATAGTACCCATCTAACATACATACATGATGATTACTTGGCCTACCTTGAGCATGCCACTTATCTGCTATGACACGACAAGTGTACTTCCATCGGTCAAAGAAATAATCAAATCTAGTAGTATCACCAATTATCCCAGTTTGTTCAGGATACGCTCCTCCAAGTATACTAGGAACTACTACGGTCTTAACAGCGGTTCGTCCTGATATAGTAGCGTTTCCGGTAGACACAGAAGGCGTAGTAGAAACATGTGTTTTATCTTCATAACTTGTTGTACCACCATAACTGTATCTATATACTGTCTGGCCAATTACTACTTTCTCCCAAAGTTGCATTACTATCTTTTCACGAACTTTATAGTCGAAAACACGAGATGTACCTTTAGGTTTATCTTTCCGTATGTATCCGTTGTAGAACAACCGCATTGCTTTCTTTGCGCCAATATCTGTATTATCAACTTTTTTAATACTGTCTAATGTACTTTTGTATGCTGTTTCAAGCTCATCTATCATGAATTCGAGCTGACCTGTAAGGTTAGTTCTCCATGTACCGTTACAGTGTGCTTTCATCCGAATAGCTCGTCCCCAAGTCCATCTACATAACCCGAATTCTATATTATTTTTGATTGCAGATGTTGTGCATTTATTCTCGTCTTCTATATTTGCTATTACACCAATAGCTGCAGCTGTGTTAAAATCTTTATCCCATAGAAACTCTACTATCTTCCTGTGAACACTCCTTAATTTTTCTATGTTATCTATTACAACTTCTGTAGCTGCATATCCAGATCCAACTGCAGTAGATGGCGTAAATCCAAACAATCCATAGAACTCAGCTAGTAAATCTGTATAATTTATTACAGATAATTTGATATCTGTTTTATTTATAGAAGGTTCTCCATCTTCACCTAAGTAACATACTTCACGCATCATAGCATCAGCACGAGTACTACTTGTAGTATATAACGGTGTAGGATTTACTAAACCTGCAGGCGATAACATACTTGGGTCTATATAACCTCCGCTCATTCCTGTAGTTGTATTTGTGGTTGAACCTCCAGAAAATCCAGATCCAGAACTTACACCATTTAATTTACTCTTGAATTCATCCCAAGTCCATGACGTATTATGACGATTGTTTGCAACATACGGTGCAGGGCAGTTTTTTCCGGTTACATCCCAATGACGGATAACATGGTCTTTATCTATGCCATACTCTGACATCAGATTATTAACTAACCATACTAAACTTTCTTGTGTTTCAGTAGTGAAGTACCAATCACTGTCAAAACAAACACCATTTTCTATTCCTATGGAGTTGTAATTAGTACATATATTATGATAAGTAGCACTTCCGGGATCATAACCTTGTAGACCTCCACCACAGTGCCACGTTACAGCTGACCTAGGATCTGCAGCTTTATAAACTTCTCCAGCCCTACTAACATAGAAATGTCCGCCGTAACCTCCACCATACAAATATTCATTATCAGCATTCTCAACACCTAAATAGTGTACAACAATCCATTCAATAGGATTATCTCCTCTAGATGCTGGTACTTGATTCAGATTCGTCTGTTCAGAAGATTTATCAATAAGTTGCGGCATATCTCACCTCAATAATACATCAACCACCACTGTATATCTGCTTATCAAAATGTTGATAATCGTAGTAATTTAGTCCACCATATGGAGGCCCCCAATCTCCTCCCCACTGAAATCCTCTAGATATGAAAAGATTATATATGTAATCGCCGTGAACTATCATGTGATCTCTACTAGCCCGCCTAGCATATTTCTCCCAGTCCCTATCATATCCTATGTACCATCCAGAACCATCCATGTCGAGATAAGGATTCTGAATAGGATTGATATCTATAGCACATCCATATGCATGATTTGAAAGAACAGTAGTTGATTCTACTCCATTGTTGATAGCGCCTCTATAATTAAATGCGGAAGTATTGTTATTTTCTATAGAAAGATCATCACTTGCATTATAATCATCTACAAGATGCATCTTATCAATTTCGTACCCAACTTTGTACAGTTCTTTAAATATGTATATTATATCATTAGCTATACCCCTATAAACTATTAACTCCCCTATAGTCTTCTTATGATTGAAATTGTAATGTACTACTTTTATGTAAACTAATTTATCTCGAGGTATTGTACAGTATGTTTTATAAGATTTACCATATATTCGATTGAACAAATTATCCCCTATATCGAAAATCTTAAAGTAAGCATCTAAATTACTTGTGGTAACTTGCGAATCTTTCAATATTGTCCCCGCTTTCATACTGTAAAGCGGATCAGATGAATCCGATGATGACGATCCAGAAGTACTAGATGTATTGAAATGGTCATAATCCATATTATCATATTTTTCTAGTCCAAATTTTGCAATTGTCCTTGCACGTATGTCTACAGTACGTTCATTTGGATTTGGAGTATAACCTTGTAAGAAACCTGCATATGCTTCTAGATTATTGTTTCCTTTGAATTCAGGATGCTTCTTACACATGAATCCGATGAAATCTTCTATACAATCTTCGACACATTTGTAAGTTTTCATCTTCTCTTCGCCGTAAACTATATGCGATCCATCTGAACTCCATTGAGAAACTCTAAACATTTTGCTTGTTCGATATGTAGCCCAAGCAACATCTTCAGTTGTTAATTCTGGATAATCATTTATACCCATCACGTTGTTGTTTTCGGAAAGAGTAGTGCCATCACCGGAGTACCCACTTGGAGTATGTATCCATCCGCTTTCGTGTATGATTGTAGCGATAACAAGTGAAGCTTTAACTCTATGATTTCTATTTGCCCATCGTACAATTTCTGCAATTATACCTATCCATTCTTGACAAGCTGCAGAATCTGGACTCGATTCATTATAACACCTATCGCCTAATTCAAATAGATCTACAGCTTGAGTATTTCCAGAAGTACCTCCAGTATATCCTCCGCTGTAGCTTCCTACATTATATACACCTAAGCTAAATATTGCGTTATTAGCTCCACGGATAGGACCTGATTCATTATCAGTATCAAAGAAAGATGGATCAATCAACTTTTTAACTTCATCAACACTTTCTACAGGATCAACTAACCAAAGTCTCCAGTCCTCTTGGAATTTCATCCAACTTATAGATTTATCTAATGTAGATCTAGAACACTTTATTCCTATCTTATTTTTGAGTCCATACTTTATAAGTTCTCTCTGATAAACTTCCATTATAGCATCATTTCTTGTTTTACTTCCCGGAAGTTTCAAATCAACCCAAACACCTAACTGAGGAGAATAATGGCTGACCAGAAATCTAATATTCTCCATCTCATCATTAGCATCTTTTGTTGTACGAGCTGTAGCTAAAAGAACATAACCAAAGGGACATTTTGCATCCATAGCTGCACGAGCTTGATCATAACATTTTGGATTCCTAAATCCCCCAATTGTAAATCCCTTTCCGCCTTCTATCATCACACCTAGTACACCATGATTTGTCATCAGATCAGCGTAATCTATCTTAGTTTTAGTGTCCCTATCAACATATAAAATGTACGGTTTCAATGCTGCCCAGTTTATCGCTAGACCTCCATCTGCAAATTGGGTTGTTCCGTGGTCTAGATACATATTCCATTGAAGTCTTAGACCTTCATTTGTATATCCAAATGCAAAATCACTATCATCAGGAAAACACCAGAACTTAAACTTGTTCTTAGAATCAACTTCAATTATAGTTGTATCTTGCATGTAAAATGATTTATCAGTTGCATTGAATTCTTGATCATTATTAGAAACTCGTTTTACAGATTTTATGTAATGAAACCTATCCACAAATAGTGGTAGTACTCTGTCACCATCTACAAGTACCGATTTAACAGCTTGCTTATTTACATCCGAAGCTGTACCTGTTTTTGTTTTGAAGAAATCTGAAAACATAACAAATTTATATATATCATTACCATATTTGTTTTTCATTTCAGATTCAATTTCAAGTACATTTGCTGCCATAGAAGCTACAGCTTTAACACCCATTTCGGATGTTAGAGCGGATGAAAAAACTCTTGCAAGCTGTGAAAGTTGAGTATCATTTAATTCATACTTAGGATATTCATATTTAGATGACTGTATGGCAGGCATACTAGATGCAGTAACATCTCCAGTATTGGACACACACACCGCTGTATGACCCGTTCCCCCACCAGGATTTCCACCTAGGTAAATATCGCCAGGTTGTCCTGTATCTGAATTTACGTTAGTTGTTATTATTTGAAACTGACCAGTTGATCCTAGAATCCCTTCCATAGTGTAGGTGTACAAACCTGCAGGAACAGGCACACCTGCATAATTCAAACAAATAGCAACAAATTGACTACAATCACACCAACATTGCGATGTTATGTAACTAGGATCAAATCCATGACCTTCAATCTGCTGCCAGCAGGTATACCGTCTATCCATACTGTACCCGACATGGGGACTTTCAACAAGCATTATTGCACACTTGACAATTTTCTGAGCAACATTCTTATCTATAGGACGGAAAATCATGAACCATGGTTTATCATACCACCCATTCATCTTAACTTGGTCATCCCATGCAAATTCATCTGAACTTGCATGAGCAAATCTAAAACCTTCACCCATATATTATTAGTTCCCCATGTAATACATATCTTCAAAAGTAGGATACATCTCTCCAAAATCTACCTTATACGGAGATAGTATGTTAGGAGTAGTATCGTAAGAGTTACTTGGATAACTTCCAGATCCAGATATGTATATTCCTTGTGCAGTTGCAACCTGATTTGCAGTACTGATAACAAGTCTCTGTATCTTCAATGTAGTAGTAAATTGATTAGATATAGAATGTCCTACACTCATTATGTTATATACTCCGGATATAGGAGATACTGTATTTCCAGTCATAACTAATAATGAAATTGGCTGTGCTACAGAATACTCTTTTACACTACCAGGTATAACAACACTGAAGTCACCGCTGAACTGTGTTGCAATAGCGTTAACATCATTTATAATATTAGCTGATTGGAAAACATCTGCAAGAGAAGAACTCCAGCTATTCACAACTTCAGCATCTTCTACTATACTGTTTCCTCCAGCGTCTACATCAAACCCAATAGATGCAAATGCCATATCCGTCATGTTGTAAGCTATACCATTGTAAGATCCATTTATAGATATTATGTTACTATCCGAAGTACCATACTTAAGTGTATCACTAACTTGAGAGGTTGTTAATCCTGCATTACTCTTATAATGAATAACACCTGGTTTTGTCATAGTAGGTTCATCTACCCAGTAAGAAAACGAGGATTGCTGAGGAGATGTATCAGGGATACTTCGTTTCAAGAATGATTCTAAAGGAGAAACTATCAGATTATTCATCAAAGATGATAGACTTTTGTATCCTGGCTGAAGTCCTGCAGAGTCTCTTGAGCCGTTATATGATTTAGATAATTTAACCAATCCAGGAAATGAATCATAATCATCTGTACCAGAATAAGACCCCCTAACATATCTGTTGAAGCTAGTTGTCATAGCTCCATGACTGACAAGTGTAGGGGAATCATTGTGATCTATATCTAATTCATAATATGATGTAGCTTTAACTCCCTTAGCTAATGCTTCCATAATCGCAGAAGGTTGAACAAATCCTTGAACTTCTGGAATATGTATAACAGGACTACTACTCTGCATAGCGAGCTGAGCATATCCAGATACCATGTATGTCATATATAGTCCTGTTGTAGATACTTTAAATTGAAGTGTGAATCCTTGATAAGATAAATATTCAGCTATGCTACCTTTATCATCTAACCAACCAAATGCAAATGAAACAGGGATACCAGATGCATCAGGATATGCACTTGCAGCTTGTGCAGCGCTGTATAGTAGACCCTCAAAGGCAGCTACATTTATTTTTCTACTAGCGTCACCACCTACAGTACATTTCAATGTCCAAGATGACATAGATGTTATCTCACTATTTGACATTTCAAGAGATGAAAACGGTGAAGGAATTTCTAACCCGAATTCTGTAAGTGATACTCCTGCTAAACTAAAATTACACCACGGTTGTTTCTTCATCTTCAACCTCCATAATAGGATCTTGGAGATATTCTATTAGCTTCTCAACTTCCTTTGTTGTTTTATCTGAATGCTTCATTTTAGATTTGTTGGACTTGTACCAATTAAATGCTGTATTATCAGGATCCTTACTTGAAAACGAATGCCAATCACATAACATTTCACATATGTATTCAATCGGCATATCTTGAGGTTCTACTTCTCCGGTATCTCTAAGAAGTACCCAATACTGCCAATGATGAGGATTATTATGAAGATGATGTAACCAACCACCGTCAAATTCTTTTGAATTTTTAGAAAATCCATCTTTCGGAGATGAATAGAAGTAATTACAATATGGAATAAATTCTACATCTTCATATTTAGATTTATCATGATCCTGTACTAACTTGTCTACTTTTTCAAATAGTTCAGGATCATAATCTAATTCCAACATTGCAGGCTTCAAGAAGTTGGACCAAGCTGTTTTAACACCCTCAATGTGATCATGAAGATATTGATAATATTCTCCCTTTCTAGGATTCATACTTGTATCTGCAAATATTCTACTAGACCTTATGTATCTTTTCATTGTGATTACTCCGTTCCTAAATTAAGTTGTACAGGGCTTACAGACTGTAAAAGTTCTCCTTTATTAAATAAAGATGTTATAGACTTCGGTATTCTCAGTTTAGTACCTGCTCTTACAGTAAAACCATCCTCTATTCCGTTTAAGTAGGATATAACCCAACTATAACAAGAGTTACCTAAGAACTTATATGCTATTAGATCTAATCTGTTTTCTTCAATAACAGGAACTTCATAATAAGAAGTAGTTGTATCATGAGTTATGAATGGATTAGGTATCTCAAGTGTAACATATATATCATCAGTTCCAGGGCAATGAGTAACTTGCCTCAACCCTCTGTACCTCGATATATGGTCAAAGTCACGGCAAGTTGTGTACTGTATTCCAAGATGCTCAAGTTTCTTGTATGGTATCAAAGTATTGTACCAACGCATATACATCACCTCATCAGCCTATCAAAGATAAGTCTTTAACTGTATCAAAATTAAGAGCTTGTTTAGATATTTCTGTTATAGTTATCTCAAGTGTACACTCTAGATACCATCCGTCCAAACCAATTGGTCCGGTCCATGTTACAGATACATCTGTCATGACCCCAGAAATAAGAGGACTACCCTTTATGTAAAGTGTAACTATCGCTATATCTACAGCAGACCCATTGTATTTCGGATAACAATTCGCCTGACAGAATCTTATCAGTTTGTTAGCTCCACCGTCCCTATGATCTCCTGTCCACATATCTCTATGAAAGTGAAACGAATACTGGTTAGAACGAGGACCGGATGATTGATATAGCTGCCACGGTTCATATTGATAAATTATATCAGGCATTGTAGTATAATTAGCGTGCCAAGCATCCGGAATCTCCTCAGGATAAACAGGAAAATCTTCCGAATCTCCTGACAAACTTGAATACAGTGTTATATCACCCCAAGGTATGTGAAACCATTGAAATATATTTCCTGAAGATCCAGAAGTTGGCATCGCAAAATTAGATGGTTTTATTGTACTGTATTCATTAAACACAGACATATCTATTTTATGATTAGTAGCTTCGGACGAAAGCTGATTCATTACTTCACTATATACTTTATTTGGTACAGGCTGCCCATTTCCAAATACTTCTGTAGACTGAGGAAGCTGAACACTTTCAGGTATCTTCAACATATTTGGAAACGTATCTTTTGAACTTAGTAGTTTCCAACTTTCAGAACCTGATGTAGCTGCCATCTCAAACAAATCAGAATTACCTGATAATTTATTCAATATTGTAGACTTTCGTTGCCAACCTACTTCAGAAGTTGCATCTATAATTGCCTGACCCTGAACTTTCACAAGTTGTGCACCTATATTAGGTGTCCTGGTTAAATTATTTAAGTTGAGGACTGCATCTACTTGCCGGGGGCCCACAGCTTCAATAAGATCGGATAATTTTGTACTATTTAAAATAGATAGATATTGCATGATCACCTCATGATAATTCATATTCTTGTAATCTTAAAGATTTAATAACATGCGGCTCACCAAACATTGTAGGAGGTCTATGATCTAAGTTAGCATACTTAGATAACCACCTCTTAGAAACTTTGTAGCACTTACTTGCAGCTTCAGGAGTGTATTCATCAAAATCATTATCGGCATCCAATAGGACAAGCGTATAGTGCATATCTAACTGAGGAGTATTAGGACCTACCGTAGAGCCTATCATGTAAGAATATATCCAATCTGGAAGTACAGCATCATCTTCATATGTATCTTTTGCTACTGATATATGATATGCTATAGCTTCTACAAGTTCTCTATACAAAGATTCATCTACTAGTCCTTCACCCGTTCCACATAACTTTTCGGGATAAAGTGGATAGTTATCTCTAAAATAACAAACTTCAGACCCTCTCAGAAATCTTGACCATTTATCATCGTCAGTTAATTCAACACCATTCTTTATTTCATCCTCAGTACGATAATCATACCAAGGATATGTAAGAAAGGCATCCATCATTTCTTCATCTGAAATCAAATGATATGGCCAGTTAGGAAGATAGCCCTCATTCACAAATTTTATCTTCACAATATCATTTATGAACATCAGTCGATTGTACCTCCATAGAATACATGGAATTTACCAGGTGCCCACCCGTCAATAGATGCCCCTACTGACTCATCCATATCGTTGAATCGTATTATTGCATTAGTTACCAATGAAAATTTAGAATAGATTGAAATAGTTCCGTACACTTCCCCTACTGTAGAATCATATTTTTGAGTTAATGCAGTAAATGTGTTGTCCTTAACTACATATCCTCCAAGTTCTGCAGAATAATATGAAGTTATGAAAGCTCCTGAAATTTTTATCTGCTTTCTAAATAATTTTCCAGGATACGGCAGACCTAAACTTTGCGGAGCTTTGAAACTTGCACCAAATATTCTGTATCCTTCTTGGAATGTTGTTGTGATATTCGGAGTTGAGTCATCAGAAATGAATAGACCTAACCTCAATATACTTCCGTCATCTCCAAATGTTACACTCTTTATAGCATAATTGAATAAATAATCTCCACCAGAAACCTCTGACCAATAATCTTCAGATGTAGCTATTCCAGAATGATTTACAAGTTCTACAGTCATCCCATCTACTAGTATGTCAGGATCTTCATCTTCATATTTTTGATACCACAAACTCAATCCTTCAATATGCGTAAGTGCATTGAGTACAGTAGCATCATAACATAATCCGCAGTTATAAAGATTTATAGCACATGTACCTTCAAGTGAACTTATATCGAGTTTAAGTTTTTCTATGTTCTTCAATTCAATTATAGTTGTATTTGTTACCTTACCAACGAGATGTACATACAGTGCGGTTCCGAATCTACTATCTATATTCTGAATAGTTACTACAGAATTTCCGTCATCTTGTTCTGAAACGGAAAGATCAACAGTAACATTTATTGTATTAGGATATGACTGACCTGATTCAACATTTGCAGAGTTTGGAAAACATACACGATAGTTAACATAACTATCTAATTCATTCTGTATGGTTACAACATCTGCACCGGATGGGGTCTGATAATCTTCTCCAAGCTGATAGGATAAGACTCCAAGTGCAAGTAGATCATAATCTAGCAAACGTAGATTTCCGTAGTCATCTCTTATGACGTATCCCTGTCCATAAGCATCAGAACTTACATTCAAGAATCCGCCTACGACTGATTCAGTAGCCATTGGAATAGAAGTAGTTATCCAAACTGGATCCGACCATACAAGTTCATCATCTAAATTACCTGATGCTCTATATATGTAAGACGTCATAGAATCTATGTTACCATAATCATCTCTAGTTACAGCACGAACTGCGAAATAATCGTGCATAACATATCCAGAATAATTTGAAACTTCTAGTAAGTCCAAAACATCCTGAGGAGCTTCGCTGTTAAATTCTTCTGGAGGAGTAAAGTTATCTACATCTACTTCAACTTCGTTCAGAAGAGTACCTTGTAGCAATAAATTATCTGGTAGCATTCGTTTGTGAAGCGTTATACCTTCTTCACGATTTGTATCTGTAAAATATGTAGGACCTATTTTATAGACAAATGTAGCTCCAGTACAATTACCTATCCTTGCTATATACATTGTAGTAGGATACCTACCGTCATATCCATCAGGTAGATCAACTGTCATGTCCTGTCCAACTATTACATAGTCACCTGGATTAACTCCTTGACGGCTTAACTGATACTTATCTGCAAGTCCCTTTATGCCGTCGCTAACTGCCTCCATTATTTGATTCTTGTACTCTTCAACAGTACCAACTTCAACATCAAATTTAGTATCAATATAATTTCTTATACTTTCTGGAATATTTAAATCAAATTGTTCTTTCCACTGTATTAACTCATCTATCTGAGGCCTAACAGTAGTTTCAAATTCATCTCTGAAGGCTTCTAGATCAAGTATACGAGAACCTTTTTCATCATCCAGATCTCCAGAATATGTATTAAGAAGGTCAACAACTCTTGGAAGTATTTCAGACAATACAATCTCGACAGTCTGTATGTGATCTTGAGCAATTTTCTTTATTGCGCTATCACTTATGGTATCAAGCTCTTCAGATGTAATTGGTTCTATTGAATAATCATCACTAGTGCTGCTTCCTTCGCCCCTAGCAATATGCTCTGTAAGACGATTTGATAATACTTCTATCTCAGAAGCTAATTCATTGTCCTTATTTCTGTATTCATCAACATAAGTTTGAAATACATTCTTAAATGATGTTAACTCTATTACAGTACTATTTTTGGAGATTAAATCATCTACAGTTTCACGAAGATGTTCAAGTTTACTTTTCAGCATCTCTACCGATCCCGTAAGTTGATTTATCAATCCATCAACAGTTGCTTTTGACTGATAGGTAGATAATTTATTCTTATAAAGCGGTAGAGGCGGTAATTCAGATCTATCGTTAAGATGGTCTAAGTATGCAAGCATATTTCCGCCTAGCACATTATAGAAATTATTTATCTTTTCTTCAATGGACTTTATACGTTGAGTATAGTCCTTATTAACAAGTCCTGCATCCTCATTCAAAAAATCAGCATTGGGGATGTCAAGAAGTTTATCAGGATAATATACACGATTTCCATGACTATCCCATAGATAATTTTTAGCATTGACGAGATGAGGTAACCGCATCCTAATCTTATTATTACCGGTTTCCGGATCCCAATACTGCTCAAAATTCACCTCATCTGCAGTAACATCTGAAAGTTTCTCTCCTGGAGGTAATACTACAGGCTTAGTATGATCACTATCCCACTTTATTAAAGAACCAGTAGCATTCTGCCATGTAGGTCTGGGAACACCACCATCCTCTACATCCTCTGCTCCAGATAATACATATAACTTAGATGGATCTAATCCGGAAGCTGATAAATAATTAGCAGAAAGTAATTTATCTACATCACCTATTCGTTCAGCTGCAATATTCTTTATCTTGTCACTGTTCTGAATAATAGAAGATTCATATATAGTTCCATTTGTGTAATGAAATTTGGCGAGCAATAAATGAGCTGTTACTTTTGACTCGTCATTTGGAGAATCTTGCGGAAGTATGAATTCGTTTACAGGAAGTATTACTACATGTATTCCTTCAAAATAATTATCAGAATTTTCAACACGTAACGAACCTGCAAGTGTTTTCTCGGTACTGTACATCATTCTGAGACCAATAGCAAGATCACCGTACAGCTGTTTATCTGTAACTGTTAGAAGTTGTTTGTTCGCTTCTAACATATCAATAACTATTGGAGCAAGACTTTCAACATAATGACCATTTATTACAGCTCTACCAGGTGCTATCTCAAGACAGCTACTTGATATGGTAACACCTACGTTATCTTGTTGAATACTTACAGCAAAATCATCCATTGAATGTGTGTATGAATGACCCACTATGTATTTTATTTCAGAAGGTGTGTCTACGCTTTCACGAGATTTCATATTAAATTCTGTAAGAAGTTGTCCTCCATTTACAGAATTAGCGATAGGAAATATATTAGTTGTACCTACCGGAAAAGCTACAATGTTCATAAAGTATCCTCCTATATACTTGTATACAAGGTGAGTTTAAATTGCTGTACTCCCTGTCATGCCCATTGATAATGCAGAAAGTGAATCTGCAAGAGATATTGACCCTACTTTTTCATTGTTCTGATTCATTATTGCTGTTACAATTATGAGTATCTTTGAAAGAAGAGCATTTGCTTGAACTTGAGGATCTCTGAAATCTTCGAGATTCCAATCATTATCAGATAAGAATTTAGATAATGCCGTCATCAAATCGCCTTCTTCATCTTTTTCAGCAAGTTGAACTTGACGAAGTTTAACTAAACTAAGTGTTCCTCCGTTGTATATCTGATGATAAAGATAGTAATTAGCATACTCTTTCCAGTGGTTCTCCCATGATTTATTGTTTTCAGCATATAATGTTGAATATTCATTTATTGCATCTAATATTGCATCTTGTTTTGTTTGTATAACAAGTAAGTTTTCAGCAAGCGGATCGTTGAAATCTTCCCAGAATTTACGCTCGCCCATACCTCCAAGGAACTCAACAGCACGACGATAGAAGAGCCACTGTAACATCTCATTATTATGTTTCTCTTCAACACCTGCAGCAGTTTCTTTATCTTGGAAGTAATACTGGAGCTGCTTATTTGTATAACCAGCAGCTTCAATCGCCTTATCAAAATCAGCTATACCATGCATGAAAGCAGAAGCCTTCCAATCGTCATATGACTTGTTATCTTTGACATATTGATCAATTGTTTGTATCATCTCTTCTACTCTACTTGACATAACATTTGCTGACTTTTCAGTAGCAGATGCAGCTTCTGTAGCAGAAGATGAAGCTTTTATAGCTGCAGGGACTGTCAACGCTAAAAGATTTGATACAGTTGCAGCATCACCTTTGCTTGTAAGACCTCCCCAGGAATACTTAGAACGCAATCCCGAAGAATTACGAGCCTGATACGCAACCATTGATGCGGCAGTCCTTACATATACTTGAGCATCTTCAACTAAATTCTCTACCCCATCCATTACTGTAA